AATAAATGGAACTGGTACAGGTGACCAGGTGTATGGATATGAAGTGCTAAGTATAGAGCTTCTTGTATATGAACATGAAGACGAACAGGAAGTAAGTATAAATAGAAATCTTGAAGGAATAATCTATCTTGATAGCAATTATACAACTCCTGTAATAGTGGAATTGCTACCCTCTGTAAATCTGGCCAGCCTTACAATCAATGGCTTAGGCAAAGATATTACCCTGAGCAATCTTACTGCAGGTATGGCAATCACAATTGATGGTGAACAAGGTTTAGTCACTGAAAATGGGTTAAACAAGTGGCTTGATTATGACTCTTGGAGCTATCCAAAACTTACACCAGGAGAAAACAATATTGTGCTATCAGATGCCACTTTGGATATGAAGATAAGATTCAGCCCTAGATGGGCATAGGAGGGATTTTATGATTAAGATATATAACCCTTCTGGAGTGAGTACAGGTGGAATAGAAGACTATGAAAATCTACTGGTCGAAGAAGAGATAAGTCAGCTCAATGTCCTCTCATTTGATGTAACTAAAGAAATTGGTGCATTGATATCCCTGGAAGGATATGCGGAGGTCGAGAACGATGGACGGTATGTCATAAAGGAAAGAAATCTTAAGAGTGATGGCTATGAAATTGTAGGACAGTATGACCTTGAAGATCTTCACGACTATATTGAGTCGAGAGCTTACATCTCAATGGCCTTAAAAGACATGATGGATGATCTGTTAGGTCCTACAGGATGGACATTCCAGACTTTAGACACTCAGGTTAAAACCACTACTGGTGTAACCATCGACAGGCTAGATCTTATCTATGCGATTATTCGTGATACTTTCGGACTTGAAATCAAGTTCAATAACCAAGCAAAGACCATTATAGCCGAAGCTGAGATAGGCTCAGATAAAGGCGTTTATTTTCACGATGAAGTAAATCTCGATGAGATCAATGCAGATGCTGACACCTACGATTTTGCTACTAGAATCATCCCCCGGGGTAAAGACGGACTATCTATAGAAGTGATTAATGGAGGTCTCCCTTACCTGGAAAATCTGACTTACAGTAGCAAGATCATTACTAGGCACTGGGCGGATGAACGTTATACCTTAATTGAGAATCTCAGGGATGCCGCACAGGCTAAACTCGATGTATGGAGTAAGCCTTTAGTTAGCTACTCAGCAAAAGTTGTTGATCTAAGCAGAGTTGCTGAGATTGAGAACCTTGCATATGAGGTAGGTGATACAATTACTCTGGTTGATCAGGAATCAGGCATCAGAGAAAAACAAAGGATCATTGTCAGAAAGAAGTACCTGGAAGAGCCAGAAAGAGACAGCGTAACTATTGCCAATCGGATGAGACAAGCTAATGATTCCACTCAAACAGAATTTGATGGAGTCAGGCAGGATTTCTCAGTGATCCGTGCAAGTCTTCAGCTTTTAGATGAATCCGTTGAAGGTAAAGTTTCAAAGAATGTCTATGACATAGACAAATCTGATATGGATGACAGCTTTACACAGTTTAAACTGGAATACGATAATTTCACGGTTACAGTTCAATCTGGTGGTGGAAATAACCTCATCAGAAATTCTGTAGGCTACGCAGGAGACAAATACTGGGATGCGGTTATAGGAGAATTTCAGACCTCTCAAAGCACTTGGGTGCTTAATGGTGAAGCTAAACACGGAATTAAACTATCAGGCACAAACTTATTTCAACAAGAAATAGCTTTCAAGCCCGGCGAAACTTATACATTAGTTGCAAAAGTGAAAAAAGGTATTGCAGGAACGCTTAAAATTTCCATAGATGATTTGATGCATGCCTATCTTTTTCACGTTTTGGATGTGCCTGCAGGCGAATCTTATGACGGAATTGTCAGCTATGAATTTGTATATGAGGATTTAGCAACCTATCCAGGCATCGCACTATATGGTGAAGCAGCTGAAATAGAGATAACAGATCTGATGATAGCTAAGGGTAAGAATATAAACTACTGGAGCCAGGCAAACGGAGAAGTTTATACACTTAAGGTGCAGACAGATGCCGATGGTGTAAAAGTCTACCGTGCTGACGGCAATGGCTACACGGTCATGAGCCCTGAAGAGTTTGCGGGTTATTACAATAATCAAAAGATATTCACCTTAAATGGTGACATCACTGAGGTCATGGGATTAGAAATCAAAGGTAAGGGCCTCTGGATACGACCTATTAAAATTGTACAGACTAACGAATCAATCGATTTTGTTTGGACGGGGGTGTAAATTATGGCAACAAGTGGATCATTCTTAGGTGCTCGACCCCTAACATATAGTCCCCAAGCTAAATTGCTGTGGGAGCGCATCGAAGTCGATATAATTAACAACAGAAGCAAGTTGAGACTCACTTTACAAATTTATTCCGAGTACAATATCAGTTTCAGCGCGTCGAAATCAGGGGTTTTAGACAGCACTTCGTTTACCTATTCCGGAGGTATGTCCGGAACGGGGCAGACGGTGTCGGTTTATACAAAAGACATATGGGTTTATCACGAGTCCGGCGGGTCGAAAAGTGTAACCCTAGCTGGCCAGATTGCGCTAAATATAACCTGGTCTGGGAATTTGCTCGGTACTCTATATGTCAGTGGTACAGCGGTATTAGATACTATACCGAGATACCTTGCAATCACAAGTTTTTATGCAAGCAACATCACAAGAAACACTTTCCAGTTAAATTATTCAGTAGATAAAGCAGCGGATTACGCGCAGTACAGCATCAACGGTGGAGCATGGACAGACATGTATTCAACGGTTTTTAATGGTGCCGCGAATGCTACCTACTCAATGAGAATAAGACTCAAGGCCACTGACAGTCAGCTGTGGACAGAATCAGGAGCAATATCAGTTGTTATGGTAAAGACTGCAGCAGCCAATATTCCTTCCCTTTCTTCGAAAACCTGTATCAAGGTTTCAATCAATTGGTCATCCAGCCAAACGTCAAAAGAAGTACAATACAAAATTGGATCTGGTGCATGGGTAAGTGCAGGTACATTCGGATCAGAGACCAGTGGAGCATTTACAATCCTCGGGCTCTCCCCTGGATCAGCGTATACAATTTATACGCGTGTAATTGATGAGATTCACGGCACGACAAGCGCTGAATCCGGAGGTCTTGCAATTACCACCGTGGCACTATCCACAGTCTCTAGTGCAGTTGCTTATAATATCGAAGGCTCTCAGGCTGTCACAATAAGCAGGCCTGACAGCAACCTTGTGCATGACATCACGCTGGAAGCGTATTACGATGGGGTTTGGAATAATGTGCCTCTTACGGCCTCACAAGTCAATCTAGCAACATCCGGAACTTTAACACCTACCGCAGCCGCCAATAATATATTATTCGCAAAACACCCCACTACAAAGTCTATTTCTATCCGCGTGAAGCTGACTGTAAAATGGAACGCGGGCGGAGATGTTCAGGGCATAGTGTATAAAGGCGGTACGGGAACGATCGTTAATGCAGACCCGAGTATTGCCAGCGTGGCTTATGAGGACACTTCATCTGCAGTGCAATCAGTCATTGCAAATAATCAAAAGATACTTCGAAATAAGTCTTATCTGAGGGTTATAGCAGGCGCTGCATCCTCCCAGAAAGGGGCTGTGCTCTCCAACTACAAAGTAACCATTGGCGGAAACAACTACATTACAATCGCTTCTCCAGGTTCCTCGAGTGAGACAGGAAAGCAAATCAATATAGGAGCTGTCAATCAATTGGCAAATCAAACTGTAGTGCTTACTCTGACAGATTCTAGAGGCAATGTAGCAACCAGGAGTTTTACGGTCCAGATACTAGATTATGAAAATCCTCAGATATTTCAGGCGGTACCTCAAAGACTAAACTCTTATGAAGCACCTACTAATATGATTGTCGAAGGAAGAAGATATGCTGTTAAACCTGCAGGTGCAGATGTCAATGAAGTTTATCTCAGATACAGGCTAAAAGAAAATCCGTCCGGAACATATGGGTCCTGGATAGATCTTACCAGGACAAACGGATCCTTATCAGGACTGTGGCAAGCTATTGCGGTGGAACAGTACATGGCTGACTATCCTAATACAAAAAGCTATACAGTTGAACTGCAGATCAGTGATAAGTTTACGACCTGGACAAGTACATTTTTAGAGCTTTCCGAGGGTATTGCGATTCTCAGGATGCTAAAAGACCGCATGGAAGCAGGTGTGGATTTGGAAGTGCTTAACGGTAAAGGAGTCATCCTGGAGTCTCCAAATGGGACGCGGTACATTCTTAAAATTAATGACAGCGGCGTGATTACGACCGCGATAGCATAGGAGTAAATGGTATGCAATATAAAATATTTAATCTCCAACTAGATCTTGGCCGTGATAATCGAAATGCAGTCAGGCCAGTACAAGGAGAATCTGCAGTTAAACTCAGAGCGACTCTTACCCAGAATAATGGTCCTTATGCCTTAACAGGCACTGATGTCCGGGCTATATTTAGAAAACCCGATCACACCTATAGTTACATCGACGCCTCTATCATTGATGCGACAAAAGGTATCATCGAAATAGTGCTGACCGATCAGGTGCTACTACTCTCCGGAGTTGTAGTTGCACTCATCGAAGTGGCTGGATCAATAGGTCTTGCAAGGACTTGGATGTTTACTATAGATGTACAGCCCGGTATCCCGAACACAGACCTTGAAAGTGTTAACGAATTCCCCGCGGTCAATCAGATGATCATCGACGTCGCTGAAATAAAAGCCACTTTTGATGCCATCATTGCAGGTGTCACGGTGGATGGAGAAGTAATCCTTGCAAGAGCTGGATTTACAACCTTGCGAGATAGGCTTAATGACTCCGACGCTAAGAAGGTCCCTACTACTCGCAAAGTGGCAGGAAAAGCGTTAACCGCAGATATAAGCCTTGCAAAAGCAGATGTAGGATTAGATAAAGTAGATAATACATCTGATGCCTTAAAACCTGTCAGTACACCTCAAGCGGAGGCGCTGGGGTTAAAGGTGGACAAGACTACTAAAGTCAACGGCAAGGCACTCAGTGCCGACGTAGTCCTTGGTGGAACTGACATAGCCATCGTGGACACAGGCACATATTACCCCACTGACAACGTGGAAGCTGCCCTGCAAAACGCAGGAGGCCGCATTGTGGACCTTGAAGCACGCTCCATAAAAACATATGGCGTTAGACGAACATTAGGAGCCACAAGCCCTATTTTAACGAGAATCTATGATGCCGTAGGAAAAGTTGCCAATATGCCTATCAATGACAGCGTTGTAGCCAATGATTTCGATAATATTTATCCGTGGTCGCATATCAAAGAGTGTAAGATTGTTCCCGTTACGAATCGCGTAGTGTATAAAGGCGAACCCGGATACGACCTATTAACCTCGGACTGGATGGTGGAGATTCCTAAATTCTATCTCAGCATCACACAGGACGCGACGAATCGGGACATCTCCATAGGTCAATATAGACAGAAAGGTTTCTGGATCCCTCAGGTGTTCAAAACTGAAGCAGGGGTAGAACTGGACAAGATTTATGTTGCAAGGTTTAAAACTGGCAAAGATGTCGCTGTCGATGTGTCTAGACCTGGTTTATTCGCGGAGAATTTCAGAGATCTTGCAAATTTTAGAACCGGGGCAAAAGCAAAGGGTATAGGTTGGCAACTTATAGACTTATCTTTTGTACAAGAGGTTTTGTATCCCTTGTACAGTATAGAGGCTGCCACACTGCACTCACAATCTTTCCTCGGCGATAGCATAACATCTGTCAGATATGTTGCTACAGACCTAGCGCAACTAGCAGAGATTGCAGTAAATCGGATTGTAGTCACAAATGCGATGGCTACATATTACAATGTCGGCGACGGCATCTGCATAGGAACCGCTCAAGGTTCTGAAAATATCGCCTTTGACCGCACCATAACAGCTAAGAACCAGCTCGATGCTACAAATACAGAGCTCGTATTTGATGGTGCTCCAGTGAATATCGCTGTAGGGAATGTGTTATGGCAAGGAGCTCAAAAAACAGGGCAAACGGTTAATTTAACAAAGTCTAACGGAAAACTGACTGGGGTAAGCGGCAGAACCTCATTCAAATATCGGGGTATGGAAGATAGTTTCGGGAATGTATTAGAGTGGGTAGATGGTGTGTTGATCAGCGAACGCGTAGCGCAAATATGCCGTAAACCAAGCCTATACGCATCAACAGTCACGGCGGATTACAAACCTGCCGGATATACCAATTTCAACGTCAATGGGTATCCTACAGAACTGGGGTTTGATAATAACTTTCCTGAGGCGCGCTTTCCCATTACAGTAGGTGGAGGAACCACCACAGGCTACTGTGATTACTATTATCAGGATGCAGGGCTGAGAGGCGCCTTTTTTGGTGGCGCTGCGATCTATGGCTCGGTTGCCGGTTTGTTCTATTGGTATTTGATCAACGCCCCGTCGTACACGTACTGGCTCATTGGCTCCCGCCTTCTGTTTAAACCCCCGGTCTAGAGGGGGTCCGGGGGAAACCTCCCCCGCTAAAAGATAACTATTAACTAAACAATAATTCAGGGATTTAGCATGCGGGATCGCCTATTTTGGTGGCAATGCGAACAATGGCTCGAATGCCGGTTTGTTCTATTGGAATTTGAACAACACCCCGTCGAACACGAACTGGAACATTGGATCCCGCCTTATCTTGTAAAACTATATGCATGCTATCTTCCTTGCCCCTTGGCAAAAATAAGTCATACCGGAGCGAGTGAGTAGCCTGGCCGAAAGCCCGCCAGACAATACAAGAGAAATGGAGAAGACAGTGAAGAGAATTGGACATCTATATGAACAAATAATCGATATCGATAATATAAAACTGGCAATAAAAAACGCCAGCAAGAAAAAGAAAACAAGACCATCGGTTGAACGGGTATTGGCTGACGTGGATGGAAGTGCCCTTGCAATCAAGAAACTCCTCGAAAGTGGAGATTATAAGCCTAGCCCATACTATGTAGCGATAATTATAGACAACTCATCATCAAAACAAAGGGAGATCTACAAGCCAAAATTTTATCCGGATCAAGTCATCCACTGGGCGATTATGCAAGTTATCCAGCCTGTGTTATTTAAAGGAATGTATCACTACACTTGCGGATCTATTCCAGGACGTGGTGGCAATCATGGATATAAGGCGGTTAAGAAATGGCTTAGAAGGGACCCGCAGCATACGAAATATTGTCTGCAGATAGATGTATCGAAATTTTACCCTTCCATTGACCAGGGCATCCTTAAGGGAATGTTGAGAAGAAAGATTAAGGATGAGCGGTGTTTAGCTCTCCTGGATTCAATAGTAGACAGTACGCCTGCAGGATTACCGATTGGTAACTATACAAGTCAGTGGTTCGCTAATTTTTATCTGGACGGACTTGATCACTACATCAAAGAGAAACTCAAGATAAAATATTACATCCGCTACATGGATGACGGAGTCATGTTTGGTAATAATAAAAAGAAAATGCACAAGGCAAGAAAAGCGATTGAAGCCTATCTCCACTCTATCGGATTAAAGATGAAAGGCAATTGGCAAGTCTTTAAAACGGACTCTAGGCCTTTGGATTTTCTGGGTTATAGGTTTTATCGAACACATATCACTATGCGTAGAAGAAATGCATTAAGGATCAGGCGAAGAGTTAAGAAAGCTGCAAAGAAACCACAGATGAATTTTAAGGATGCTGCAGCCATCATATCTTATCTCGGCTGGATCTATCACAGTAACAGCTACGGTTACATGGTCAAATACATCTTGCCGTTTATAAAAATAAAAAAACTAAAGGAAGTGGTCAGAATTGAAAGCAGAAAGCAATACAATGCCAAACGGGGCGTTTAAAATTGAAAAAAGAGGGGCTCTGGCGGATATCTCATTTTTTGAAAATGTCAGTGCCATCAAGGAAGAAGACATTTTGACCTATGAGTATGATCATTATTTATTAGTGGTGCCATTCCGGGAAGGGCTCGAGGGATTAATAAGTTCGGATTATGAAAGATGGATTGAATCGGCGAGAAGCGAAGAGGTTGAGAAGCCCTACAAGCCTTCAGTTGAAGAACGAATATCCACCGTGGAAGTTACAACCTCCGAGTTAATCGATACGCTGGCCATAGCCATGGGGGTGATCTAATGGATAATGCAGAAAAGCTGAGAAAAATAATACTGAAAGTGGCAGATCAGAAAAAACAAGAAGCGGATAAAGAATCAAAGCGAGAATCAGTACGTGCGAAGTACAAAGAAAAAAAGAAAATCAAAAAGCTCACTACAGATGAACGCTTATCAAGGATTGAAGAATTGCTAGGACTTGAAGAGGCTTAATCGAATAAATGTAAGGATCTCTTCAGAGGTCCTTTTTTAGAACCCATGAGGTCACAATAATTATAAAAAGGATGGTGGCACATGGATACACAACAAGTTACTTTCTGGATGCAACAAGGACCTTTCGCTCTTCTCTTTGTATCTCTTCTGGTCTATGTAATGCGGGACAGCAAAGCCCGCGAAAAGAAGTACCAGGACACGATAGACAAGCTTGTAGACAAGCTCTCAATAGTCGATGCAATCAAAGGCGACATTGAGGATCTCAAAAAATATTTTAATGGAGGGTTATAAAAATGAATGAATTACTGAATCAAATCATACCCCTGCTTATCACTTGTATCATCGGTGTGCTCGCCGTGGTGATCAAAGGTGTCGGAGATGTGGCGATTAAGTTCATCCTGACAAAACGAGACGAGGTCGTGGCC